TCACTCTTTATTTACTACTTGTTTTGTCATGTGATCTAAGAATGTTTTAGACTCCTCGTGCAGGTCTTCTTGCAAGGCCTTCCGATAAATTCCCTTCATAATGTGGTCGCTTTTCCAACCGCCTAATTTCAGAATAATAGAATCGTGAAGTCCTAGTGCGTGCGCCTTACTGGCAAAGTAAGAACGCAGACGGTGCACTCCAAAGTGCGGAAGACCTAACTTCTTCTGCGCAGCAGTCATCACACAGAAAATACTATTTAAATCGCCCTGATAAATAAAACCCTGCTGCCTTATCCTGTCTGCAAGCTCCTTCGGTACAGGTATTTTTCTATTGCTTCGTTCCGTCTTTGTGAAATTTTGTATTATCCACTTATTATCACTGCCCAGCACCTTCGCCTTGTTAATCGTGAGGATATTATTCTCCGATAGATCTGTTATAGTTAAAGCTCCAATCTCAGACCTGCGGAGCCCGAGAGAAGCGAGGTAGAGCGGTATCCAGTATTTCTTTAGAGTAGGGGAGTCCTCAAGGTAGGCGAAGAGAATGCTTACTTCCTCATCGCCCGGAGTATAGATATCTTTTTGAACCTTACGAGGCAACTTCGTCCGGATGACAAAATCCGGTCTAAACTCATGCAGTACGGAGACAATCAAGCCGTGTCGGTTATAAACTGTTTTAGGGCTCACAGAACGCACCGTATCGTTCACCAGAGCCGTTAAAGTGTATTGGGTGATATCTTTTAGGGGTAGAGAGGTAAAGTGGCCGGGAATGCCTCTCAGTGTTGCTCTGTAGCCTCTGATAGTAGAAGCGGAGAGGATATTCTCTTTTGCCTTGATATATTTCTCTGCGTAGTCTAAAAAAGTTCCCTTTAGAAGCGATCCGGGAACTTCGTTTAGTAATTCGTTTGTGGCCAGCAGTACGTCTTTCTGTGTAGGCGGCGCGTCAAAAAGCAAGCTCTTCCTTCTGCCATTTATCATTTTTCTTACTCTATACTTCCCGGAAGGAAGCTGGTCAACACCTTTAGGAAGTTTATTCATATTTTTCTCCTTCCAGAAGAGGGGCAGCCATTAACTCGCTATCAAACTTAAATTATTCTGCTCCTCTCGTTCACTCCATTTAATCACGTGAATTCCGTAGTTTTGTGCGGCAATCAATTCCTCATTATTTATCTTCTTTTCGTCATTAACAATCAGGATACACTGTGAATCTTTTCTTGCTCCGATGGTATCTGCACAAGAGAAAATACTGCTGGTAAAATTAGCCTTATTCGGGGTACTGATCACATTGCAAACTCGTTCCGGATGTGTTTTGGTCCTGCTCCACATATAGTCAAAAGTATGCGGATAACTGGATTTTCCGGTAAAGGATACATTCTTTGAAGCAAAGATTTCTTTCTGTCTAAAGAATTCCTCCACATCCTCATGAAAATAAGTCAGCACTTTGCTTTGTGATGTGAGATACATATCACCGATTCGGAGCATTGCCTGGGTGAACTGCATTTTGCCAAGAGGAAAGTTCCTTATGTTTGCTTTGTATGTAAGTTCTGATTTATTGATTTTGACACCGAACTGTGCGGCTATTTGCTCTATCTGTGCCATCCGTTTCTCACTTAGCTTAATTCCACTCATTTCCAAATTGTTAAGTGTCCAAGAATCATCAGTAAATAAGAAGTATCCGTTTTCTTCTTTTACATAGAACTGAATATAGTCATTAGCTGAATCGAGGAAAGGTGTAACAAGCTCATAATATCCGTTTGACAAGGGATAGAAGCGAATTTCTTGTTTCAACCATTTGAGATATTCATCTATACGCTTTTCTATATCCATACATCCCCTCCTATTCTAAATCCATACTGCTCTGCCCGTGAACTTGTGGCGGATGAATCAGGTTTATTTTCTTAAAGTATAGTAAACTGTTTTCTACAAAGTTTTCAGATTCGATATTTTCTGCTGGGAACGCAAGAGCTCTATTATATTCTTCCGTGTAAATGTGCCAGTGCGACCCGGAAATCTTTTGGCCGTCCGGATTACGATGCTCCGCAGAGTCATCAACATCTAAACCTAACAGATTCACATTATTTCTTTTCAGGATAGTTTGAAAGGAGTATTTGCCGTGCCGGATCCTCCCTCTAAAGATATGAATATCAAACTCGTCCTTTGTATGGACGGCCTTCGCACTAAAAACAGTTTTCTGCCCAGGTTTTGGAAAGTTCAAATAATGTAAAGCCGTTTCTTTAATTAGCTCAAGAAGCTCTCTAGCTTCTTCGGTACTAAGTATTGGATTCATATTTTCTCCTTTTGACCGGTTGTTTTCATATGCTATGGGGTAACGAATCGTTACCTCGTACAAGGCCTGAACGAATCGTTCACCCCTATATAGAAAAATTTTATAGCTTAGTCCTGTTTTAAAACAAACAAATGTTTGCTATTATAATTTTATCGCTATCTTAGTTTGTGCAGCAGGAGAGAGGTTATGAAGGAGGACATCATTGCGTTACTCAGTGGGCTGTCAGAGTGTGAATTAAGAAGGATCTATATATTTATACTCCACTTCCTAGGCAGGCATTAGTCCTGCCTTTTTTCTTGCTCTTTTTCTACGAGTTCTTTTGCCTTTTCTTCTATAAGTCGCCACTCGTCTACAGAAAGAGAGGACAGCATGGAGACAAAGCGTTTTCTGAAATCTTCCGATTCGGCGGCTAACACGTCGCCCATAAAGGCTGCGATCTGTTCTTCTCTAGCTGTGTCGGAGAACATTTCGCCCTCACCGGTGCGAAGCCAAGTTTCCGATACGGAGAATGTTCGGCAGATGAGGGAAATGACAGCACTACTAAGTTCATTCTTTCCGGTTTCATAACTTGCTATATTACTTCTACTAACTTTCAATTTATCCGCAAATTCAAATTGTGTTAAGCCCTTGGCTTTTCTTAATTCTTTAATTCTATCCTTAATCTCCATAACATCACCTTCTTTCTAAGCACGAGTATATAAGAAGAAAAATCTGTCGTCAAGAAAAAATGTCATTAAACAACAAAAAAGTTGTTGACAAAGTCATTTCACGACACTATATTGTCATTAAGCGTCATAAACAAAGCGCCAAACCACAACAGAAAGAAGGTGATAGGAAAAATGGTTTTGAATGCGACAGAGAAAGACTTACTAAAGACTTTCAAGGATATCCTCCCGAAGATGGGCGGTGAAAGCAAGGCTTACCTGCTTGGCTACGGAGAAGGATACAAAAAGAAAGCGGAAGAAGCAGAAAAGGAAGATGAAGGAAAGGAGGGACAGCAAAATGCCTGAGCTATTTGAAAAGCTAAATGAGAAGCAGAAGAGATTGGCCATAGCATACGTCAGAGCACTGCTGGGTGACGGGGAATCAGGAGATGAAGGAAAGGAGGAAAAGGAAAATGAACAAGTTAGATAAAGCAATTATTGGTTTAGACGCTGACGCCGCAATTTCGACAGTTCTCCACATTAGGTATCTCAAATCAAAAGGGAAGTGTGGCAGCAGCATCTGGGAGGCTGTCCAAGATTGGGAAGCTGGCGAGCTGTCAAGGGATAAAAACGAAGGGTCTACGATAGCAACAATGCTGGTTGAAGCTTTTGTACTTGATCTTATCTCAGGTGCTCTTAAACAGGAAGCGGAGAGAATGGCTGATGAAAAGGAGGAAACAAAATGAATACTGGTGCTGAATTGATAACTGCACATATAGAAGCGGAAAATATTGCAGCAAAACACTTGGATTTTATCAAGACAAACGGTGAAAAAGGTCGTAGCGCTATGGCGGACTTGTCTGTCTTCGAGGAACTGGAGAGTACTGAAACAAACCGGTACTTAACTCTTTGAACAGAGTATTTCATCCTGAGGAGACTGGTGCAAGCCATGCGGGAAGAGCTTAAAAGAATGGAGGAGGAAGAGAATTGAACGAACTAATCACAATCACGACTAACGAAGTAGGAGAGCCTACAGTACTGGGAAGAGAATTGCACGAGTTCTTAGGAGTAAAGACCTTATACAAGGACTGGTTTCCAAGAATGGTCGAATACGGCTTCACAGAGGGAAAGGACTTTAGCTCATTTTTGAGCGAAAGTACCGGAGGAAGACCGGGGACAGACCATCTCCTCACAATCGACATGGCAAAAGAAATTTGCATGATTCAGCGGACAGAAGTAGGGAAGCAAGCTAGGCAATATTTCATTCAAGTAGAGAAGGACTACAACAGCCCGGAAAAGATTATGGCCAGAGCCTTAAGGATCGCAGAGAAGGAACTAAGCACCTTGAAGCTTGATGTTGAGAGGATGAAACCCAAAGAAATCTTCGCAGACTCTGTAGCAAGCTCCCAAAGCACTATCTTAATCGGAGAACTGGCAAAGATTCTAAAGGCGAACGGCTTTGAGACTGGACAGAAGAGACTGTTTGAAACCTTACGTCAAGACGGATTCCTTATCAAGCGTAAAGGCTCTGATTACAACATGCCAACGCAGAAAGCTATGGAGCTGGGGCTGTTTGAAATCAAGGAAACCGTAATTACTAATCCGGACGGATCTATCAGAGTGAGTAAGACAACGAAGGTTACCGGCAAAGGACAGATTTACTTTGTAAACCACTACTGCGGTGGATATAAGGAGGAAATAGCGTGAAAGAAGTAACTATCAAGATTGACGACGAAGTTTATGAGTTTTACTTGGCTATAGCAGCTGACTATGACGGCATGAGCTTAGAAGATATTATCGCTGCAGCAGTACGGGAACACTATGAAGGTGAAATCTAAAAAGAAAATGGGATTACCGATGGTCCAGATCAGTAACCCCGAGAACAAAACTAAGTATTTAGTTCGTGCAAAGTATAGCACGGACAGAGACAGGAGGCAAACACTATGATTTCGGACTTCATAGATTGGATAGTTGATAGTCTCTACGAACTCAAATGGCTCATAGAGGATATGGTGAGTTGGGAAGTCAATTCTCTAAAGACCATAGTACAGGAGATACGGGGGTGGATAAAGAAAAAATGAGAGTTTACATAGACATTAGCCAGGCAGCATTTACACACTTCTCAAACGAAGCGAAGGAGCAAGGCGTTCCGGTGAAAACACTGCTCTCCGGAGAAGTGGAAGCGCTTTACTGCATCGCTCTTGAAGAGAAATGGAGAGAGGAAGACTTCGAGGAAGCGATGAGGTGCGAGAGAAAACAAGACGAGGAGGAAGAAACCTATGATTGATTACAAGATAGCGAAAAAGCAAGGAGGGTTCAACCTTCAAAGGTTGTACACAGATATTCTTAAGTCGAAAAGTACGGATCGCTGGTGCATGCAAGAACGCGGGGACAAGGTTTTACTCTCCAATTACAACGCATTATATGTTGTTCCTGGAAGCTACCCGCTGGCGAGTGGTTTTATCGAGGAGTCTAGGGTTCTTAAAGACCTCGTGCCTAATTGGGATAGCGGTGTGCCTTGTGTATATGCAAATCCGGAAGTAGCTCTTACAGATAAGATGGTAGTAAAGGTTTTCAGGAAAGGCAAAGAAGATTTTTACTTTAACATTGACTTCTTCAAATACTTTACTACCGACACTTTTGAGTATCGAATGTCAGATAGAGGAAACTCATTGTACGTAGCCTATAATGGCGAGCTTATAGCAATGATTCTTGGAATCAATGTTTCTAAGTAAAGGGAGGGCAAATGATACAGCCATCAACAATAAAGCTTGCAAAGATTCTGGGCATTCCTCCGGAAGAACTGGAAGAGAGGCTTGAGAAAAACACGCTCAATCTTGGTCAGGTCACGGTCATATCAGAGTTTTTCAACCTTACCATAGACCAGACCATAAAGAGGTTCTTTCCGGGGTTCATGTACAAAAGGAGTGAAATTAGAAAGAAGGGAGGTCTTCTATGCCGAAAGCAAGAATAGGGAGAAAGCCTGGCGAGGACGTCCGGCAGTTCATAGAAATCGGAAAAGCGAAGAAGAGAGTAAAGCAAAGCGCTATAGCAAAGTATCTCTGCGTATCAGAAAAGACAATCAGTGTTCGTAAGGCAGACGGGAAATGGACTCTTACAGACTTTGCGCAATTGTGCAAATACTTTCATGCCACGGATGAAGAGATTCTCGGGATGGTGAGGAGCTACCAATGAGAATGTTAAGACTAAAGCGAGTAATCGCACTCGCCTTTGCATATCCGCTCATCGTAATGACAGTCCTGGTTATCTGTCTTATGGACTCGGAGTGCATACCAATAGAGCTAATGACCTTCATGTTCTTAGCGGGGATAGTAGTACTTACTATACTTTCGTACTACTTAGACTATCTTAACGAGAAGATGAAGCAGCTTAGAAAAAGAGAAAGATTGAGAAGAAGAGGAGGATACATTAATGCAACTTACAGTAGAACTAGAAGGCGTAGATACTTTAGCAAGGTTAATAGCAAAGTATTTAGCGGACGGATCGGCGTTTGAGGTTTCTAAAGAAACGAATCAGATATTCGTAAAGGTAGATGATCAGGAGGACGGAGCACCAGAAAAAACTGCGGTGCAGCAGGAAGAGACGAAGAAGGAAATTAAGGAAGAGGTTAAAGCAGAAAAGAAAGAAGCTGCGGATAAACCTCAAATTACTACTGCGGAGCTCCGAAAGGCTGTCATGGAGTTCACAAGAAACAATCTGGATAACTTGACAAAGGCGAAAGAAATCCTGTCCGGAATGGGGATTGAACAACTGTCTCAGTTAGAGGGCGATTTAATCAGCCAGTTCGTAGAGAAGTTCGTAGCCATCGGAGGGAAAATTTAATGTCTAACCATGAAGAAAGAGCGCACGCCTTACTCTCCGCAAGCTCGGCGCACCGATGGATGCACTGCACCCCATCCGCAAGGCTAGAGGACGAAGTGGCCGTAGAGGAGAGCACGGCGGCTAAAGAGGGAACCGTTGCTCACGAGCTTTGTGAATGCAAGCTCAGGGCTTTGCTAGGAGAAGATACTAAAGAGGCAGAAAAAGAAGTACGATCTTCAGAACTGTATTCTCCGGAGATGGAGCGTTTTACGCAGGACTATGCGGACTTCTGCTACGATGCGGCGATTTCTTGCGAGGGGGATATCCGAATAGAGGAGGCCCTAGACCTATCCGCTTATGTGCCTGAGGGCTTCGGTACAGCTGACTGCATCATAGTAGGGGAAGAGCTACTCCATGTTATCGACTTTAAGTATGGAAGAGGCGTGAAGGTATCTCCGGTAGAGAATCCCCAGCTTATGCTTTATGCCTTAGGAGCATACGATTTGTATTCATTCATGCTGGACTTTAAGATCGTGAGGCTTACGATTGTACAGCCTAGGATAGACGAGGAGCCTTCTTCTTGGGAGTTATCCATTGAGGATCTCTTAGCCTTTGGAGAAGAAGTAAAAAAGAAGGCAGAAGTAGCCTTTAAAGGAGAAGGGGAGTTTTGTCCCGAGGAAGATACTTGCAGATTTTGCAAAGTAAAAGCAACTTGCCGGGCAAGAGCAGAAAAGAATCTTGCACTAATGTTCCTAGAGGAGCAGGATCCACGGCTTCTTAGCAATGATGAATTGGGGGATATCCTAACAAAGTGCTCAGGCTTCCCCACCTGGCTATCGGATGTTGAAGAGTGTGCAAAGGATAAGTTGCTTCTCGGTGAAGAAATAAAAGGTTGGAAGGTAGTAGAAGGACGGTCTACAAGAGTATGGACCGATGAAAAGGAAGCCTTTAAGTACATCGTTGACAGCGAAGAAGCTAAGGAAGAAGAGCTCTACGAAACCGTTCCGCTAACTCTTTCCAAGGTGGAGAAACTTCTTGGGAAGAAGCGCTTTAAGCCCATAGCGGAGAAGTATGTAACCAAATCTAAAGGTAAGCCAACCCTTACTTTAGAGTCGGACGAAAGACCGGCATATAACAGCGTAGAAACTATGTTTAATGATGAAGGAGAAAATTAATTATGAGTACAGTAATCACAACCGGAGAAGTAAGACTTTCTTATGTAAATGTTTTTGAGCCATCCGCGGATCCATCGGGGAACCTTAAGTACAGTGCTATGCTTTTGATTCCGAAGACCGATACCAAGACCATCGCCGCTATCGAAACAGCCATCAAAGAAGCTACGGTACTGGGAAAGGATAAAAAGTTCCAAGGAAAGATTCCCGCTAAGCTTACAAGCCCTCTGCAGGACGGAGACGGCGTAAGACCTACAGACGGAGAGCCTTACGGAGAGGAGTGCCACGGGCATTATCTTATCAATGCCAAGGCTAATCCTTCTTATCCTCCAAAGGTGGTAGACAGAAACAGACAAGAGATTCTTGATCAGTCAGAAGTCTACTCCGGATGCTACGCAAGAGCAAACATCAGCTTTTACGCATACAACTCGAACGGAAACAAGGGAGTAGCTTGCGGACTGAATGCTATTCAGAAGACAAGGGATGGGGAGCCATTAGGCGGTACCAGAGTATCTGTGGATGAAGCTTTTGGAGATGAATTTTTTGAAGATTCAGCGAGTGACAGTATTTTCGGATAGGAGGAGCAATGAGGCATTTAAGCATTGATATAGAGACTTTTTCGGATATCGATATCCAAAAGGCCGGAGCTTATCGCTATGCACAATCAGAGCAGTTTAGAATCATGCTTTTTGCCTATTCCTTTGACGGAGAAGAAGTGCAAGTCATTGATCTTGAGAATGGGGAAGAAATTCCCCATTTTATTTTAACTGCTTTACAGGATAAGGAAGTTATAAAGCATGCCTACAATGCGGCTTTTGAGTGGTACTGCTTAAACCGTGCCGGCATAAAGACTCCGCTTAATCAGTGGCAATGCACTATGGTCCATGCAATGTATTTAAGCCTTCCGGCGGGACTTGCAAACACCGGAGAAGCTTTAGGAATACCGGAGGACAAAAAGAAGTCTGCCGTAGGTAAACAGCTAATTCGGTATTTCTGCGTAAAGCCTTATAAGCCGGATGCTGTAAAGTGGAAAGCTTTTAAAGAATATAACCGGCAGGATGTTGTTTCAGAAATGGAGATAGAGAATCGTCTTTCAGGCTTCCCTGTTCCGGAGCTGGAATGGGAGCGCTGGAGACAGGATATTGCAATGAACGCCTACGGTGTAAAAGTGGATACCGAGCTTGTGAACGGCGCAATAAAGATTCAAGAGCGGTGCGAAGAGGAGCTTTTGACCGAGGCGATAAGGCTTACACAGCTTGAGAACCCTAACAGCCCTACGCAATTACTTAATTGGGTAAATGCGCAAGGCTATCCCTTAGAAAATACCCAGAAAGCAACCATAGAAAGCGCCCTGAAAGAAGATTTACCCCTAAAGGTGCGAAGGGTATTGGAGATTAGGAAGCAGTTAGGAAAGACCTCCGTTAAGAAGTACGAAGCTATGACGAACACCATAGGAGGGGGGGGATAGGGTAAGAGGTATCTCCCAATTCTACGGGGCCAGTAAAACAGGGCGCTTTAGCGGCAGGCTTGTACAGATGCAGAATCTTCCGAGGAACTACTTAGAGCCGTTGGCAGAAACTAGGGAATGCGTAAAAAGGCAGGACTATGAAACCTTAAAGCTCCTTTTCGACAGTATTCCGGACACGCTTTCACAGCTTATTAGAACGGCTTTTATACCTAGCACAGGCAATCAGTTTGTTGTAGCGGACTTCTCGGCTATTGAGGCAAGAGTAATCGCTTGGCTTGCAAAGGAAACATGGGTACAGGAAGTTTTTGCGACACATGGAAAGATATACGAGGCTGTCGCTTCTCAGATGTTTCACGTACCTATTGAGAAGATTAGTAAAGGAAATCCCGAATATGCTCTCCGTCAAAAAGGGAAGGTTGCAACATTGGCCCTAGGCTATCAGGGAGGGACGAACGCACTAATCTCCATGGGCGCCTTAAAGATGGGACTATCAGAAGAGGAACTTCCGGAAATCGTGACCAGATGGCGAAATGCGAATCAACGGATCGTAGGTTTATGGTCTTCTGTAGGAAGCTACGCACTAAGGACCGTGCGAGACGGAAGGGCAAGGCAAGTGAATGATTTAATCTTCCGTATGGAGCAGGATCTAAAGCATGGCTTACGGTTCTTAACTATAGAGCTACCAAGCAAACGGAAGCTTTTTTATTGTAAGCCTTACATCGGCTTAAACCAGTTCGGAAGTGAGTCCTTATTCTTTTATACACAGAACCAAACTACGAAGAAGTGGGAAGAGTCCAGCACCTTCGGAGGGAAGTTAGTGGAGAACATTGTTCAAGGCATAGCAAGGGACTGCCTTTGCGAAACGCTGGACAGGATAACAAGCAAAGGATACAAAATCGTTTTCCATGTTCATGATGAGGTGATTGTGGACGCCGGAATGGATTTAACAGTAGAAGAGTTATGCAGCATTATGGCAGAGCCTATACCGTGGGCTAAAGGCTTGATTTTGAAAGGGGCGGGATTCAGTGGACAGTTCTATCAGAAAGATTAAGGTCTCCGTTGCGAATAACAGAAAGTCTAAGCAGTGGAAAGAAAAAGAATACAGCTGGAACGATTTTACCGCCTTATTTGCGACTCCTAAGGAAGGTGCGGAAAGCTTTTCGGAATATATGGCATTGTCTAAGGATAAGCAAGACGAATTAAAGGACGTAGGCGGCTTCGTAGGGGGAACGCTGAAAGGCGCGACAAGAAAGGCTACTGATGTATTAAGCCGGGAACTTGTTACTCTCGACCTTGATAATATCCCGGGAACTGATTTAGACAGTATTTTGGAGGCGGTAGAGAAGCTCGGCTATGCGGCTTTACTCTACAGCACGAGAAAGCACACAAAGGATAAGCCGAGGCTTAGAATCCTTTTTCCTTTAGCAGAGCCCTCAAGCGTTGAGGAGTACGAGCCCTTGGCCAGAATGCTGGCAAGTCAGATAGGAATAGACTATGCGGACCCGACAACTTTTGAAGCAAACCGTTTGATGTACTTCCCTTCCATCTGTAAAGGCGCGGACTATCTATTTAAAGTCTTTACAGGGGAGCCGGTTAAGAAGGAAGAAGTCTTAGGCCTGTACCACGACTGGCAAAATGTATCAGAGTGGCCAACTTGTAAGACTGAAAACCTTCTTATCCGGAAGCACATTGCAAAGCAAGGGAACCCTTTGGAGAAGAACGGTCTTATAGGTGCTTTCTGTAAGACCTATGATATTCCTTCGGCCATATCGAAATTCCTTAAAGGAATCTATGTTCCAACCGATAAGGCAGACCGCTGGACTTATGCAGACGGCTCTACTACCGGAGGGGCGGTGCTCTATGACAATGATACTTTTCTTTATTCCCATCATGCTACGGATCCGTGCAGCGGAATCCTTGTGAATGCCTTTGACTTAGTGCGCATTCACAAGTTCGGGGATTTAGACGAAAGTGTCCGGAGCACCATGCTGGAGAGCAATAGGCCGTCTTTTAAAGAGATGGAGAAGCTTGTTATGTCCGACTCTGAGGCTATGAAGTGCTTACATGAAGAGAGAATCTTAGAGGCTCAGAAAGCCTTTGAGGAAGACGACAGCGAGCACTCTAAGGGAGAGATTGAAAAGGTATCCAAGGGCGAAGTAAATACAGACTGGATGAACAAGCTTTTAGTTAATGAAGAAGGCCGCGTTCTTCCTACTATCGACAACTTCAAGAAGGTTATGGAGAACGATCATAACCTAAAAGGGAAGATTTACTCAGACTCCTTTACAGATAAGAAGTTTTGTGGCGGAGCAGTGCCTTGGGATAAAAGTGGCAATCACGAGTGGACTGATGAAGATGATAACGGCCTGTTTTGGTACTTGGAGCTATTTTACAAGATACACCACGAGAAGAAGGCGAATGCAGCCCTTTCCTTAGTCTTTAAGGATCACCGGATCAATGTTGTAGCGGATTACCTTAATGCTCTTCGTTGGGACGGAAAAAGCCGGGCAGAAAGGTTATTTATTGATTACCTTGGCGCAGAAGACTGCAATTACACGAAGGAAATTACGCTAAAGACCTTAGAGGCCTGTGTTATAAGGGCCTTCAAGTTCGGTGCGAAGTACGACAATATGCTTATCCTTGTAGGAGCGCAGGGCATAGGAAAGAGTACGATTCTTAAGAAGCTGGGGAAGGAGTGGTTTACCGATTCCCTCGTGAAGTTTAGCGGTAAGGAAGCGGAGGATACGATCGCAGGAAAGTGGATTGTAGAGGTTTCAGAGCTTACTGCCTTGAATCGGCAGGAGTCTACGGAAATTAAGCAGTTCTTATCAACAAGAAGCTCTAACTACAGGGAGTCTTACGCGAGGCGTAGTAAAGAGCATCCTAGAAAATGTGTTTTCTTCGGTACCAGTAATGAAGACGAGTTTTTAAAGGATTCTACCGGAAACCGAAGATTTTATCCTCTTCCGGTAGATGCGGACAGGATAAAGAAAGATATCTGGGAGGAGCTCACGGAGCAAGAGGTTGATCAGATATGGGCGGAAATATGTTTTATGGTGAGCCTATGCGACGGACACTATGATGAACTCCGCTATCAAGTCCTTTCCAAAGAAAGCACAGAAACACTGGCAAAGATGCATGAGGAGTATTCCGAAAAGGATCCTTATGAGTCTTTGGTAGAGAGGTTTTCTGAGATTATGGTTCCTAGCAACTGGCTGGAAATGGACCTTATGGCCAGACGAGTGTACTTGGATAAGCTGGAAAGAGGAGAGTCTGATAAGGAGGATTCACCACTTATGCCTATGCCCTATCTGTCTGCGCAGAATATCCACTGCGAGATGCTCAGGCTGGAAATAAGCAGTCTAAAGAAGCAGGAATCGAATAGATATAGCCGCATAATTAAGAAACTTAAGGGGTGGAGAACCGGAAATAAAAGGGATAGGAACTACGGATTTATCCGCTGTTATTACAGAAGTAATTAAGCAAAAAGTAGCGGATTAGCTGATAACCAACTTTGCTTTTTGATAACCATCTATTTTTTAACAATCTATTTAAAAATAATGAATAATTCGCAAGTTGGTTATCATGGTTATCAATTTTTAGATAGTTGGTTATCAGCAAGAAGCCTAAAAAATGGCTTAAAGACTGGGTTTATAAGCTACTGATAACTATGATAACCAATATTTTACTAAAAAAGAAAATATTTTATTTAAAGAAGAACATAGCTATTTATAGCCCTAAATACTTAAATACATCTTATATATGCTCGTATTTAATAGAAAAAATAAATACATTCTTCTTTTCCTATATATGTTAGGAAATCCGAAAAGTTGGTTATCATAGTTGTCATTTAAATTTTTTGAAAGGTTTGTGAAATGGTAGAACAGGAAAGGAAAGTGGAAAAAGCATTGGTGCGGATGCTTTGGGACCTTGGATGCGAATCGTATAAATTCGTCTCTCCAAATTGCAGGGGTGTTCCGGACAGGCTATTCATTACGGAAGAGGGCAGAGTGTTTTTTGCTGAACTGAAAACCATAAAGGGTAGGCTGTCTTCATTACAGGAGATTCAAATAAAAAAGCTTAAAGAATTAAAACAGGAAGTTTATGTAATTTACGGCATGGAGGGCGTTCGGAAGTTTGTAGAGGATTTTCAAAATAACTGCCTATCCGGAACGGAGTACAGATGAGAGGAGGTGAAAGCTTATGGAGTTCAAACCACACGACTATCAGACGATGTGTATAGACCGCATTGTAAAAGACAAGTCTGTAGGCCTTTTCTTAGACATGGGGCTTGGAAAGACCATCATTACCCTGTCGGCTATTATGGAGCTAAAGGACAGACTAGATATCTTTAGGGTTCTGGTAATCGCTCCGAAGAAGGTAGCAGAAAGTACCTGGACTACGGAGTCTAAAAAATGGGAGCATACTAAGGATTTAAAGATATCAAAGGTCTTAGGATCTGCGAAAGAGCGTATAGCTGCTATCAATCAAGCTGCAGATATTTACATCACTAACCGGGACAATGTGGCTTGGCTTTGCCAAACCCTAGGGAGGAAGTGGTTCTTTGATATGGTAGTGGTAGATGAGAGCTCCAGCTTTAAGAATCCTCAGGCTATGCGCTTCAAAGCTTTAAAAAGAACGCTGCCGTTTGTGAATCGCTTAATAGCGCTTACCGGAACACCGAATCCTAAAAGCATGGAGGACCTTTGGAGCCAAATCTATTTGCTGGACAGGGGAGAGCGACTGGGGGAATATATAACCCACTATAGAACCCGGTATTTTACAAAGGACTATTCCGGGTATGGGTATACTTTAAAGCCTGGAGCGAAGGAAGCTATCACAAAGAAGATCTCCGATATCTGCATAAGCCTGAAAGCAAAAGACTATCTGGAGCTTCCCTCTATCGTCTATAACGAGGTACCGGTTGAGCTGGATAAGAAAGCCTTAAAGGCATACCAGGATTTAGAAAAGAACATGGTTCTATCCCTAGATGATTCGGAGATAACCGCCGTGTCTGCCGGAGTACTTACAAACAAACTATCCCAGTGTGCGAACGGGGCAATCTACGATGAGGACAAAGTAGTGAATCATATCCACGACTGCAAGCTGGAACGCTTTACAGAGCTTGTGGAAGAGTTAAATGGGGAATCGGCCCTAGTCTTTTATAATTTCAAGCATGACAAGGATAGGATCCTGAAAGCTTTGGAGAAATCCGGTTTAGAGGTTCGAGAGTTTAAAAGCCCTAAGGACGAAGAAGACTGGAACAAGGGGAAAATAGATATTTTACTTGCCCATCCTGCAAGCACAGCTTACGGAATCAATCTCCAATACGGCGGAAGGCATATTATTTGGTTCTCGCTGCCGTGGAGCTATGAGCTGTATGCACAGGCAAATGCCCGGCTCTTCCGGCAAGGGCAAGAAAAGCCGGTACTCGTTCACGAGCTTATGTGCGTGGATACTGTAGACTATGACATTAAAAAGTCCCTCTGTGAAAAGGGACAAAATCAAGAGGATGTACTTAGAGCCTTAAAAGCAAGGCTAGGAGGTAAGCGTGACAAAGGAACAACTTAAAAAGTACAGCAAAGAAAAGTACGGCATTAAGCTTCTTACGGAGGAGCTTGAAAAGATGTGCGGGGAAACGGTCCACGACTATGGATATGACTATACGAAGGGATTCAAGCGCATTATCCATCTTGAGGGCTTCAATCAGGAACTCTATGAAAAGAGGCTTGCAAGGCTTTCCGAGATGAAGAGAAGAGCGGAGAAGACAGAAAAGTGGATTGAGTCCTTGGAAGATGACAGGCTCCGCTTTGTCATCAGGAGCAGGTACAAAGAGGACAGGTCTTGGCGCTGGATAGCGAGAAAGCTTGGAAATGTGTCGGAAGATTATGTGAGACTCATGATTCACGATAAATTTTTTGAAAAAAGCGAAAAATAATTCGGAAAATTCGGTTTATTCGGAAAATTCGGTTTACACTAATAATGGAGTCAGTGTCGGAACGCGCGTTTCCTTTATAACCTCCTTTACACCCATACGGAGCTGCCTGGTCTTGCCATCGGGGGCTCCAATTTTTGTACCCGGAAGGAGAGTTTATACACCAAAAAATGCCAAAAATTAGGAGATTCCGCTATGGTAAATGCAAACATGAAGAAGGCTGTAAAGTTGCTGGTCGAGCGAGGTTTAACACAGAGGGCGGTAGCTAAAGAGCTTGATATTGATGAAACCACAATAAGTAAATGGAATGATAAAGAGGAATACACTAAGTACAAAGAATCAGAAGAGCGAAAGTTTTTAAGACGTCTAGTGCCAAAAGCATTAAATAAAATGGTGCAGCTTCTTGATGCCAAAAGTGAATCGGTACAGTTTGAAGTGGCCAAGGATATATTAGATAGATGCGGATTTAAGCCGACTAACAAAATGGAAATATCCGGACTTGAATCTGAAAAATCTAAGCTGGATAGCTTACTGGAACAGATGGGAGGGGGTGATTAGCTCCATGAGTTCAGAACAGTTAATGCTTTCGGATAAATACAAAGCATTTTTGCGATGTAAAGCATCCGTTGAATTTTTGGAGGGCTGACACGACGTATGCAGGAAAAACGACCGTAGGCTTGTTTAAGTTCATGACGAAGGTCGCAAGCAGTAAGCAGAAGCTTCACATCATAGCAGCAAAAGATACCGGTACAGCAGAAAAGAATATCATCAACAAGGATCTCGGCATTGTAGACGACTTTGGCGTACTTGTTGAGTACAACGGTAACGGAACGAGCGATGATAAAATACCGCACATTCTTTTTCACACAAGCGGAGGGGATAAGACGATATATGTTCTAGGCTACGATGATAAGGTGAAGTGGAAGAAAGCCTTAGGAGGACAGTACGGATGCCTTTACATCGATGAGATAAACACGGCGGATATCGACTTCGTCCACGAGGCGGGAATGCGCTGTGACTACATGATGGGAACACTGAATCCCGACGATCCTTCACTTCCCGTCTATTCCGAGTATGTAGACCATTCAAGACCTCTTCCTGAGTGGGAAAGCGAGACGCCAAAAGAAATAAGAGATTGCTTAGTGAAAGAACCGAAGCCCGGCTGGGTGCATTGGTTCTTTTCTTTTTCCCATAATTTGGGTTTGTCTAAAGAAAAGCTTGAGCAGATTCTTAGGAACACACCTCGAGGCACGAAGATATGGAAAAACAAGATTGAAGGCTTACGTGGTCGCTCTACAGGCCTCGTATTTTCTAACTTCGATGAGAAGACCCACGTACTTAGCAGACAGGAGATTGCGAAGATTCCGCACAGCATCAATCCTTTTGTGAAGTTTACCGCAGGACTCGATACTTCCTATTCTTCTCATTCCGAAGACACTATAGCCATGATGTTCTTAGGCATTACTAAGGACAAGCGCTGCATAGTGCTAAGAGAATGTGTATACAACAACAGGGATAGGCAGGATCCTTTAGCACCATCGGATACAGCGGTAAAGTTTATAGCCTTTTTGGAATCCTGCCGGAAGGACTACGGCTTTGCACGCGATGTGTTCATTGATTCAGCAGACCAGGCTACCATTACGGAGCTTAAGAAGCTTAAGCGGAACCATGGAAGCCTTTACACCTTTGTAAACAGCTACAAGAAAGTAAGTATCATTGACAGAATCAACTTCCAGCTAGGCTGGCTTGCGGAAGGGAAGTATTTAGTATCCGAGGAGTGCACGGAGCATATCAGAGAGTTGAACAGCTATTCTTGGGAGGAAGATAAAGATATTCCTGAGGACGGGCACGATCACACGATAAACGCCGCACAATATGCTTGGATACCGTTTAGAAAGCTGATTGGAGAGATAAACAGTGGGATGGATAAAGAGTATGACAGATAAGTTTAAAAAAGGATTACAGAACTGGCTACAGATTCAGCCTGTAAGCCCCTATCGTGTTTCGATTCAAAGCTTCATGGATTTTGAGACTGCTGCCATTCGAAACAAAATATGGTACAGAGCAGACGGAAACGAATTGGAACAGCTGTATCAGCAGTGCAGAATGCTAAACGACGCACAGAAGTTTTGGGGCGCAAAGCCTACAGCGGGCATGGAGATTCGGAAAATCCATACCGGGCTTCCCGGATTAATCGTAAAAATGCTTAGTGCTATCGTTCTTCCGGACATGAATGCTTTCGAGTTTGACAGTGATATACAGAAGAACCTTTGGGAGGAGATTGAAGAGGAAAACCACTTTGAGGCCTTAATGGATACTTGCCTAAAGGATACCCTTGTAGTCGGTGACGGTGCTTTCCGTATCATTCTGGATCCGGCAGAGAGTGAGCATCCGATTATCGAGTGGGTACCGGGAGAGCGCGTAGAGTTCGTCTATCGCTACGGAAGACTGAAAGAGGTTATCTTCAAGATTCCTTGGGATGAAGGCGGCGTCCTTCATGCACACTACGGAAGAGGCTATATCCGGCATAAGCTGTACAGGAATGAGCAAGAATATCCTTTGCCGGAGGACGTGCAGGACTGGACCTTTGACGAAAGCCTGATGATGGCCGTGCCTTTTAAGATTTATGAGAATGCAAAATATGAGGGAAGAGGTTCTTCCATCTATGACGGAAAGCTGGATTCCTTCGATGCCTTAGACGAAGCATGGAGTCAATGGATGGATGCGTTGAGGGCAGGGAGGTCTAAGACCTATGTTCCTGAAAGCTTTATCCCAAGAGATCCGAATAGCGGAATGCTTTTAAAGCCTAATGCTTTCGACAATCGATTCATTGCCGGAGCGGACGATATCTCCGAGGGTGCTAAGAATGCGATCACTGTAACGCAGCCCAATATCCCTCATGACAGTTACATGGCTTCCTACATCACCGCCTTAGACCTTTGCTTGCAAGGAATCATCAGCCCCTCTACTTTGGGGATTGATACGAAGAAGCTGGACAATGCAGAGGCACAGCGGGAGAAGGAGAAGACCACGCTATACACCAGAGCAAGCATCGTAAAGGCTATTCAAGAGCAGATACCGAAGCTTATTCAGCAGTGTATCAACGCGGAGAAAGTCCTCCGAGGAGAAAGCATTGAAGAAGTAAAGGTTGACATCCCCTTCGGCGAATACGCGAACCCCTCTTTTGAGAGTCAGGTAGAAACATTGGCCAAGGCACGACCGGGGGTTGCCATGATGAGTATCGAGGCACAGATTGAAGAGCTCTACGGTGATACCAAAGACGATGATTGGAAGAAGGAAGAGGTTGCAAGGCTAAAAGAGGAGCAAGGCATTTCCAGCGTAGAAGAGCCGGACTTTTCAGTAGAGGAGGGAATAGATGGTAGTCCAAATATTAAACCACAGCTACAAAATGAGCCAGGAGGAATACCGGCGGATGCTTAAGCTGGCATCTGAGCAAGTGCCCTTCGGTGTGTATGCTTTGGAAAAAGACGGCATGGCAGAGCTTAGAAAGGACGACTGCAAGAGTAAGAGTAAACTGAAAGAACTAATTAGGTCTTACCGCTTGCAAGGCTTTAAGGTGCATCAGAATGGCGTATGACATCGGAGAAGCTCTTGACAGAATCGAGGAAGAACTTATTGCTTCCATGATTCGAAACATGGGAAGGCACCGCATTGAGGAAATCAAGGAAGAGAAAGAATGGATCATGTGGCAGGCCGAACAGCTTAAAAGCCTTAGAGCATACCGGCAGGACAATAAGGAGAAGTATTCCGGACGATTCTTAGCCATCAATGAAAAGATAGAAGAAGCTATCCGGAAGTCCTATGCTACGGGTGGAATGCACGAGGAAAGAAAGATACTCCGTGCGGCCAAGAAAGGTGCAAAACTTAAGCAGTCCATGAACCCTCTAACCGGCAGATTCTTCCAGCTTAACAAGGAAAAGCTTGAGGCATTAATCAAGGCAACCAAAGCAGACATGACAAAAGCAGAAACCGCAATACTCCGTATGGCCGACGATCAGTATCGTAAGGCCATTTTTAATGCACAGGTTTATGCAAACAGCGGCGCCGGTACTTACGAGCAAGCGGTAGACATGGCGACTAAAAGTATGCTGTCCAGCGGCCTTAATTGCGTAGAGTATAAGAACGGTGCCAGGCATACGCTTCCAAACTACGCAAGAATGGCGGTACGAACTGCAAATAAGAGAGCCTATCTTAGCGGAGAAGGGGAGAAGAGAAGGAAGTGGGGCATTACTACAGTAATACTGGCAAAGCGAGGCAATCCATGTCCGAGGTGTGCGCCCTTCGTTGGAAAAGTCTTTATAGACGATGTTTGGTCAGGAGGAGGTAAAAATGATGGTAATTATCCGCTTCTATCCAGTGCGATAGGTGCGGGTCTTTACCATCCGTGACGAACTGCAAAGATAGCCACACTACTTACTTCCCGGAACTTCATGCCGGAGAGGAGAAGTGGACAAAAGAAGAGCTCGAGGAGGTAGCAGAGGACTATAACCGAGAGCAAAAGGAAAAGCGGATTGAGTACCAAGTAGAGAAGTATGAAAGACTTTCCGAGTATTCACTGGATCCGGAGAATAAGAAGCAGTACGCAAGGAAGGCAGAGCAGTGGAAAGTCCTGTCAGACACTACAGATAGCGAAAAGGAACTCGCACACATCAAAGACGATGGCGTTCGTGATATGGGGCACGTCAATCTTGAACTGGTGAACACAAAGAAGTACCACGATAAATTTGAAGGGCTAGTAAAGAATAAAGTGGTGAGTGAATCTATATACAAAGAAGCTATGGAAATCTTGGAATCAAGAAACAATACGATCTATGAGGAAATAGTGGCAATAGATGCTAGAACAGGAAAGCGGCTTGTTAAAAATACATCCGCAGTTAATATGTGGGCTCACGCCTGCGGTTTTTCTGTGACTGAAGAAGAGAAATTAAACAGTTGGAAGATTCCCTTCGAGGTTCTTCACAACCATCCAAATAGTTCGTTTCCGTCTAGTGCTGATATAAAGAAGCTTTTTGATAGAAAATGGCAGAGAGGGTCTACTATCAGCTGCCACGATGGCACAGTGTACAGAATCGAAAAACTAAAGCCTATGGAGAATATTGATATATTAATTGCAAAGACTTATAATAAAAACAAGAGTAAGTTGATGGGACACACCGATGCAGTGATAGAAGAGGAAACATCGAAAGATATAATCGAGACGTTACAAAAATCGAAGCATTTAAATTTTTTAGTGAGGTAGAAGCCATGTTAAAGGAGATTAATGGAGAGCTGATTGATCTAGTGGACGACAGCAAAATGCCTAGCGCTGAGGAGTCAAAGAAAATAGTGATTCCACCAGAGCTAAGAAAGGAATTGAGAGAAGGCCGTGATGAAATAGCTCACGAATTAGGCCTTTATTAAGTGCAGGCGACAGTATAAAAGAAAACTAATCCACCACCGGTCTTCGGATTGGTGGTGTTTTGTTGCCCAAAAAGATAAAGCTGTCCAGCCGTCTCCACCCTTTCGGGCTTCATGGACAGCGAACAGCTTTTTCTAAGATCTCACCTATATTTTACAAGAACATATAAAAAGGTCAATAGGAGGGGTGATCAGAAGGAGCGATTATGGAGCAATTCAAACAGATTTACAGGATTCTATCTATCCTACATAAGGCTATGGACTTGGAAGAATGGGACAGCAAGCTGCTTTCTCCGGAGACACTGGGAATCAGTCTTCCGATGTGGTCGAGGCTTATGGCCATGCTCCTAAAAGAAGGGTATATTACCGGAGGGGAAGCGTGGGAGTCCTTTGACGTAAGCTACCCGAAGGTCAAGCTTGTACGGCCGGAGATTACACTTAAAGGCTTAGAGTATCTGGAAGAGAACAGCCTCATGAAGAAAGCCGGAGAAATGCTTAAAGAGGTTATTCACATCGTAAAATAGGAGGAAGCTATGAAGAAAGAAAAGCTATGGTACAGCTGGGAGGATTTTTCTTGGTTCTCCAAACTGGCATTTATCCTGTCTATCTTGGCATTAATAGGCGTAGTAACGCACTGATCTCGCTACGGTAGGCACCAATGAGGGCAATTATTGAGATGATTAGGGCGATTAAGTCAATCCATTTGTCCAGTAGGTACCTTTTGAGTGCTATGGAATTGAAGGCTCTAAAGTGCCGCCCTTTATGGGTGAGGACTGCCGAAAGAAAGGCTTGGTTTTCGCCTATTCGGGTGATACGGATATAGCCTTCCTGTTCAAGGTACTCAAGGCAGGATAAGAAGGAATCCCAGCTTAGAAAGTCGGGAGGGTTCGTTTGTTTATTTACATCGAAAGTAAAATCGGGAAGATTGTATAGGTAGTGAAGTACCTTCTTAGAAGTAGAATCTATCATGCTTTTTCTCCTTTTTTCTTTCATCATATCACGCTTTAAAGCACTGTCCATAGGGCGGTGCTTTTTATATTGCCCGAAGGCGTAAAACTACGAGGAGACACCTTGGAAAAACAGGGAAACTATATTGTGAGACACACATAAAACTGGAGGAGAATATGGAAAACAATGCACAGGGGCAAAGCACCCAACAAGGAACACAGCAGTCTAATAATCAGCAGCCTAATAATCAGCAGGGAGCGCCCCAGAATCAGAACGGACAGAGTATGCCGGGGATTGATTACGACAAGCTTGCGCAGATTATCGAGGGAAGAACTAAGGCAGCCGAGGAATCAGCCATGAAAGGCTATTTCAAACAGCAAGGCCTTACGCAGGAAGAAGTAGAAAAGGCAATTAATGCCTTTAAAGAGGAAAAGGCGAAGAACACGCCTGACTTAGCTACCCTCCAAAGCGGTCTTACTGCTGCACAGGAAGAGGCTAAGAGGGCAAGGCTTGAGCAGTTTGCCACTATGCAAGCGGTGAGCTTAGGGCTTGACGCCAAAACGATTCCCTACGTCTTAAAGATGGCGGATTTTACTGCTTTAGACGGAAAGGAGCTTAAGGAAGAGGATGTTAAGAAGGCGCTAAATAAGGTGCTTGAAGATGTCCCACAGCTTAAGGCTTCCAATACCAAGGCTACAGGGTTCCAAGCCGTAGGTGCAAACGGCGGTAGCGAAAATGAAAATGAATCGGAGGCATTAAAGAAAGCCTTCGGACTAAGTTAATCCTAAATAGGAGAAAGGAAATTTAAACATGGCAGTATATCAGTACGCAGAACAGTTTACACAGTTTTTGGCACAGAAGTATGAGAAGGAACTTTGCTCTGATGCATTAATGCACAGTAATCCACAGATTACCTTCCTTAATGCGCAGACTATTAAGCTTCCTCGCCTTACTTTGTCCGGCTATAAGGATCACACGAGAACCGCAGGTTTCAATGCCGGCACTATCTCTAATGACTGGGAGCCGAAGAAGCTTGCCCACGATAGAGATATTGAATTCTTCGTGGATCCGATGGATATCGATGAGACAAATCTTGCTTTGTCCGTTGCGAATATCCAGAATGTCTTCGAGACTGAGCGGGCAATCCCTGAGAAGGACTGCTACAACTTCTCTAAGCTTCATACAGAGCTTACTAATTTCCACGGCAGTATCGACAGCACTACCGTCCTTACTGCACAGAATATCCTGACTGTCTTCGATGAGGAGATGTCTAAGATGGATGACGCAGGAGTGCCTGTAGACGGAAGAATTCTCTATGTTACGCCGACCGTAAATAAGCTGTTAAAGGTAGCGGACGGTATCCAGCGAATGATTACCGTAAACAGCTCTAACGCCGTAAACAGAAATGTGCATTCTTTGGATGATGTAACCATCAAGATGGTTCAGTCCGGACGCATGAAGACAAAGTACAACTTCACTGATGGATGCGTGGCCGCTGCCGATGCGGATCAGATTAACTTCATTCTGGTTCATCCTTCTTGCGTAGTGGCAAGAGACAAGTACGCTTATATTTCTCTTTTCACTCCGGGAACGGATTCCAGAACCGCAGATGGATACCTTTTCCAGAACAGAAACTACTGGGATCTCTTCTTAATCGAGAGAAAGGTTGCAGGCTGTGCAATGCACGTAACTAAGCACTAAGGAGGTGGAAAGTGAGAGCAGTAAAAGAAAATAAGGAATACTTCATCGATGATTCTCAGAAGGGGTTTTACCTTACACAGGGATTTGATATTTACGGCGATGACGGAGAACTTGTAGAAGCGGCTCCCGGTAAGACCGTGTCCTATGACGAGTACGCAGCGCTTCAGGCGAAACTGGAAGAGCTCGAAGCGGAACTCCAGAAAGCCCAGACCCAAGGAAAGGGAAAAGGGAAGAATAAGGACGAGGAAGCCGTAGAGGACGGAGGAAACTAAAATGATTCCTTACCTGGATAAAACGAAGTTTATTGAGAGGTATGGTGCGAAAGTTCCGGAAGATGAGATAGACGAGCTTTTAAACAGGGCGAGTAGGGACATCGATACTTTAAGCTATAACCGCATTCGTGGAATTGGGTTTGAGCGTCTCACTGACTTTCAAAAAGAGATTATCGAAGAGGTAGCTGGAGAGCTCGTCCTTTTCAAACACGATAACGCGGAATTTTTAGAATCGCCGCTAAGCGAGTATAGCCTTAACGGAGCAAGCGTGAAGTTATCTTCCAGTGAGAAGATAATGGTAGAAAAGGGGGTAACAATCAGTCGCTCCCTTTACGCTTTGCTCTGCCAAACAGGGCTGTGCTGTAAGGCGATATAGGAGGAAGTATGAAGTATCCTTGTTTAGTTCCCAAAAACCTTTGTAAGGTTCCTATCGAGGTGCATTTAACCGGTGAAGGGATAACGGAAGACGGAGAGCCGGAACGCTCTCTTGATTTAAGCCTTCTTTGTAATTTCCAAGATAGCGTAAAAACTATTTTCACGGAAGAAAAGAAGCTTGTGGAGTGTACCGGAACAGCTTACTTCCCGGGAGACATTGCAGAGAACTTTCCAAGCCTATCCGGAGGAACTGTAACGGTCTTTTCTGAAGAAAGAGAAATCGTTCACGGTATGAAGGCAAGGAATCCCGACGGAACAGTGAATTATTGCAAGCTGGAGGTGAAGTAATGAAGGCTACAAGCACGGTGAAAATGAACTTTCCGAGGATACAGCAGCTTTCTAAGGCGGCGGTAACTGCCCTTGCCATGACGGGCGAGGCAGTGCACAGCGATATAGTGCAAAGCCAAGTAGTACCCTTCAAAACCGGTAATTTGCAGAATGAAGCAGCCTTTGTAGACGATTCTGATGTAGATAGAGGCGTGGTTAGGATTGTGCACTCTACGCCATACGCAAGAAGGCTTTACTATCATCCGGAATTCAACTTTGATACATCCGAGAACCCCAACGCTAAAGGGCAATGGTTCGAGGACTGGGAGAAGGGCGGAGAGAAGGAAGACTTTGCAAAGAACGCCTTTAAGAGGTTTTACAAGGAGAGGGGGGATGTTTAGTGCTACCGCTGAAAGTAATTCAGCAGCTGATTAAGGAGAGCGACCTTTTTAAACAGGTTTATATCGGGAAACTGGATAACAAAAAGGAGAAATCCCTCGGAATCTATCATAGGAAGTCCAGCGGTACGCCTATCAAGGCCTTAGGGGGCTTAGAGCATACAAGCTACGGCATTTCTCCAATATCCTTGTTAATCCATTGGAATAAAAGCTTTGTGGAGTCGGAAGACGCAGCCATAAAGCTTTTTCAATTTTTACAGTCAAAAGATAAAGAATTTCAGATAGGCGACACCGTGGTTCGTTACCTATCCTTTGCAGTGCCGGAACCACAAGACGTAGGAACTGACGATAGCGGAGTCTATGAGTTCGTTATCTGGATTGATGTGATTTATGAAAGGAAATGATTATGAGCGAAGTAGCAGGAAAAGTATATCCGGTGCATTCTAATCAGTTTAAGTTCGGCCTTAAGGGTATGGACAGTAAGCCTCAGGACATGGCAACACCGAAAGACCTTGAGAACTTTGCACCTACCATCGACGGAACCGTTGAGAACTGGTTTGCGATGGATGCGGAGGGCTGGTCTAAGGCGGCTATGACCGGTAAGAAGATGTCCTTTAAGTTTAAAGGAAAAAGATGCGTAGGAGACAAGGCAAACGACTATATCGCAGACCTTGCTTGGAAGTTTGGACCCGATGTAATGACACTGTTTGAGTGGACTATGGTATCCGGCGCAAAGCTTACCTGTCCTGTAGTTATCAGCGTAACCACTCCTGGCGGTGGTGATACAACCGGAATTGATGCTTTGGAGTTCGATGCGGAGTGCTACGGCAAGCCGACTATTACCCCAGCACCGGCTGCTCCCGGAATCGGAGGCTAATCCATGAAGAAGATTGATATTACAGACAGACTGAACTTCGAAGAGAACAACTGCTTAATCATCAAGGGAAAAGAGATTGAAGTAAACAGTGATGCGCCTTCCATGTTGAAGGTGCTCCAGTTTATGAGTGGTGATGCCGGAGCGAAGGAAGTAAATGAAGCTTACGAGACTCTGTTCCCTGTGGAATCCAGAGAGAAGCTTGCAAAGCTTAAGCTTAGCTTTGACGACCTGATTGTAGTGATTAAGGCAGCTGTAGAGCTAATCACAGGAGAGAAGCAAGAAAAAGAGTAATGAGCCGTACTATGACCTGTTTGAAGACTGGGACTTGATTGTTTCCAGCTTCCTGTCACAGTACGGCCTTCGTTTATCTACGAAGGATTTTAAGACGGTTGACTGGGCAGAGTTTTCTGCCCTTTTATCCGGTTTATCCGCGGATACTGCCCTAGGTAAGGTAGTAGCAATTCGAAGCGAGACAGATCAGGAGACCATCAAACGATTTTCTTCGTACCAAAAGAAGATTTACGACGACTGGCGTACAAAACAGAGCGAAAAAATGACGGAGGAAGAATACGCAGCGGAAATGAGGAAGCTGGAAACCAGCTTGTTTTCGCTTTTATCGTAGGGAAGGAGGATAAATGGGGGATAGTGTTGGCCAGGTAGAATTAGAGCTTGTCCTAAATAAAGGTGATTTCGAGGCCGGACTAAATGCCATTTCAAAACTAGCTGCAAAAGCGGGAAAAATGCTTGCCAGCGCCTTCGCAGTTAAAAAGATTATAGATTTTGGCAAAGAATGTATAGAACTAAGCTCTAATCTTTCCGAGGTTCAAAATGTAGTAGATACTGTCTTTCCTACGATGAATAGGCAGGTAGATAACTTTGCAAAGAATGCCGCGGCACAGTTTGGTCTTTCCGAGACAATGGCCAAGAACTTTACCGGTACTTTCGGCGCAATGGGTAAAGCCTTTGGCTTCTCTGAGGGGCAAGCCTATGATATGGCCACAGCTTTAACAGGCCTTGCCGGAGACGTAGCTTCTTTCTACAACATGAGCCAAGACGAAGCATATACAAAGCTTAAATCTGTGTTTACCGGAGAGACGGAAAGCCTTAAGTCCTTGGGCGTAGTAATGACGCAGAGCGCGCTGGATTCCTTTGCTTTGGCCAACGGATTCGGAAAGACTACTAAGTCTATGTCCGAAGCGGAGAAGGTGGCGCTTCGGTTTAAATTCGTTCAAAACCAGCTTTCTGCGGCCCAAGGTGACTTCATGAGGACATCGGACGGCTGGGCTAACCAGGTAAGGTTTTTGTCCTTGCAATTCGATAGCCTTAAAGCCGCCATAGGTAGCGGTCTCATTGCCGTGCTCAGTCCTGTAGTTAGGATGCTGAATATCTTAATCGGTAGAATCCTAACTGCCATAAGCGCTTTAAAAAGTTTCTTCTCCATGCTAGGAGGCACTGCGAAGCTTGCTATCAATCCTAAAGGTGTAACAGCCGGAACGGATGCAGTAGCAAAGAGCGCGGATAAAGCAAGCGGTGCATTGGGCGGTGCAGGAGGAGCAGCTAAAAAGGCAGCTAAAGATATCAAGAGTGCGACTACCGGCATTGATGAATTAAATATCCTTCCCGATCAGAGTGATTCCTCCGGAGGTGGAGGCGGTGGAGAAGGTGGCGGGGGCGGTGCAGACTTCCCTATGGAGTCCTTCGATACCGGTGCGATGGAAGCCGGTACTGCCAAGATTGATGAGCATTTGAAGGGGATCGTTGATAAGTTCAATGAACTCAAGAATCTTTTTATGTCCGGATTCTGGGAAGGACTTGGAGATACTACAGTATTTACATCTATAGAATCACATATTGTAGGAATCGGAAAAAGCTTGAAGGGGATTTTTACGTCTCCGGAGGTCTTATCTGCGGCAAACACATTCGCAGAGAAAGTTGTAGTGTCCCTTGGAAAAATCGCTGGTGCTGGATTAAGCATCAGCTTTTCTTTTGCTGATTTTCTTGTCGGCTCAATAGACACCTATTTGAACCAGAACAGCGAGCGTATAAAAAGCGGTATCGTAAAGATGTTTGATATCGAGGGCGCTATAGTAGATATTCAAACCAATTTTATAACCGCTCTTGCAGATATTTTTACAGTGTTTAGAGGTGATAACTTTAAGCAGATAGGCGCAGATTTAATCAGTATCTTTGCGGATACTTTTGGAACGCTCCTTATTCTGTCTGAGAGCACGTTCAGAGACATCCAGGATGTTATTTTAACTCCAATTACAGAGTTAAAAGACCAAATTATAGAGACCTTGAATAACTTATCCGCGCCCGCTGCGCAGATATTCAATGATTTAGCGGATATATTTCGTTTGTTTGGGGATACGATTGTCGGTATCTATGACGGGTCTATACACCCACTTTTTACAACACTGAGGGACGCAATAACAGATGTGGGAAGTGTATTCCTTAACGCCTTTAATACCTATATTCTTCCGGTTATTCAGAAGGCAGCGGACAAGTTTACTGCTTTTAAGGATGAAGTCCTTGCGCCACTTATGCCGAAGGCCGAGGAGGTGTTCTCGAAAATATCCGAATGCGTTCAAACAGTATGGCATGTTATTGAGCCGTTTGTCCTCTGGTTTGTTGAAACGGCAGTCCAGCAAATAAGCTACGCCTTGAATACCATTGTGTCAGCTTTCTTTGCATTCTTATCAGGAGTGGGGACGGTAATTGATGGCATCCTGACTGCCTTAAACGGACTCTTGGACTTTATTATCGGAGTTTTTACCGGTGACTGGGATAGAGCGTGGAACGGCATTAAAGCCATATTTGACGGTATCTGGAAAGCCATAAAAGGTATTTTAGAGACGGTATTAAAAACTATCTATGCCATTCTCTCCGGTGCGTTGGAACACACAAAGAAGACGTGGGAATCTGTTTGGAAAGCTATTTCCGATTTCTTTAAAAAAATATTTGATGGAATCAAGGCTGCTCTTAACGAGAAGATGGAAGCCGTCAAAACCGGAATTTCCACGGCGCTCGGAAAAATAAAAGAAAACTGGGAAAAGCTGTGGAGCGGAATGAAGACGTTTGTCGTGGACTGCTTTACCGGTATATGGAATGGAATCAAAGGAACGATAAATACAATCCTTAGCGGAGTCGAGTCGATGGCCAACGGGGTAATCAATGCGATTAATGGGATGATTAATGCTTTGAACTCAATCAGCTTTGACATTCCTGACTGGGTGCCTGAAATCGGCGGAAACAGTTTCGGACTGCACATCCCAACTATTCATAACATCAGTATTCCTAAACTCGCAGAAGGCGGATTCGTTAAGGCCAATACTCCACAGCTTGCCATGATTGGAGATAACCGGCATTACGGTGAAGTTGTTGCTCCAGAGAACAAATTGGAAGAATTACTTAATCGGGCAGTCAGCTTGGCTTCAAACACCGGGATCTCGGATGAACTGCTTGAGCGGGTGATTGCATTCCTGTCCAGAATCTCTGAGCAGATTGAAGCTATGGATCTAACGGTCTATGTGGACGTCCGAGAGATAAAGCAGAGGCTTACCGACTTGGAAGGCCGAAGCGGATACAGCTTAAGGGGGTAATATGGCAACGATAACAATCAACGGAAAAGAATTCCCCGCTCCGGACATTGGCGGCAATCTTGTGGTTGCTACCAATGTTTCAGCCGGAAAGAATGCTAAAGGTGAGTTCGTTGGCCAGAAGGTGGGAAGAGACCAGTACAAGTTTGACTCCTTGCAGTGGAAAAGCCTAGATGCCAAGACTTGGGCGGATATGCTGCAGGAGTTTGATAAGTTTGTGGTGGTCGCTAAAATCCCCGATATGGTCCATAACCGCTTTCAAACGATTAGAATGTATCCGGGCAATAGAACAGCCACGCCGATAGCCTTCGATAAGGCAGGACTGCCTACCATGTATCGGGATTGCAAGGTAAACATTGTAGACTGCGGAATAAACTAACTAGGAGGGGCTATGCTTCAAGTAACAAGTGCATACAAAGAAGAAATGAAAAAGCCCCTCCGGGGGCACACCCTAATGAGGGTAAACATCGGAGTTATTAATCAAGAGGCACAGGGTAGTGCTCGTGTGAGCTCTGAGACGGCTTACTTTAGTAATCTCACTAAGCCACTCAATAACTATGTAGTAGATGCCCTTTATGCGACTACAGAGGAGAACTATAGCGCCGTAGACGGTCGGATGTATTTCCTTCCGAGGGAGAAAGCGAACTGCGTTCTGAATCAGGGAATTGTATCAAAAGATATCACGGGAAACGTGCAATTTGCGTTTCCCATTCCCTACGATTTAAGAGGAATCACTATAGATTTCGGAAAAGCGTATCCGGTTGATTTTACAATCACTACCGATAACGCTCGGAAAGAAGTGCGGGGAAATAATGCCGGAAAGTATGTCTGTGAGGATGTTTTCCAAGGGGTTTCTTCTCTTACTATCCATCCGGAGAGAATGGTAAACGGGCAAGCCTTCCTGCATATCCATGAGATCATCATGGGCATAGGAATTTACTTTAACGAACGGAATATCCTAACAGCAAGTAAAAAAGAGCATATCAGCCCCATCATGGAGGCACTCCCTACAATTGACTTTAGGCTGAGCGTAAATAATAAAGACAGGGCATACGATATAGAAAACGAAAAGAGTACCGTAAATTTCTTGGAGCTTGGCCAGAAGGTACAGGCCTTTACCGGGCAAGAAGTCGGGGAAAGGATCGAATGGCTTCAAATAGGGACTCTTAAGCTTAAGGAGTGGTCCTCTGACGATGACAAGATGAGCTTTACCGCGATAGATTTTCTTTCCGGTCTTACAGGGAAGTATAGGAAAGGGTTGTATCGTCCGGAGGGGATAAGCATTTATGACCTTTGCCTCGATGTGCTTACTGACGCAGGAGTAGATCCACGCGAGTATTACATCGATGAGTACCTTAAGACCGTAAAGATAAAGAATCCTATCCCAGTAGTAACACACAGAGAAGCTTTACAGCTTCTTTCCAACGCAGGAAGATGCCTTTTGTATCAGGACGAAAAAGGGAAGATTGTGATTCGCTCTTCCTTCGTTCCGAGAATGGCCAGTACCGGAATTACAGAAGCCTACTTTTCAAACGGAGACAAGATTTTAGAAAATCTTCCTATAAAGGATTATTCTCTAACTAATGAAGACTATACAAAGGTAGACGGAACAAGCCTTTTCCTACCGAGAAGCGGGAAAGTTGACGTTGGATATGTGCCGGAGGATAAACTCAAAGTCAGTATTCAGATGGAAGCGGTCTTTTCAAGCTTCGGCATGGAGCTGCAATTTGGAAAGACCCATCCTAGAGTAATCGGGATAGATACCACAGCAAACGGACTACCCGTTGAAACGTTATCTCTGGGCGTAGACAGTCAAGACTTCATTGTGTCCCACGAGTTCAAGCCTTTTGATAAGATGCTGATTTATGAGAAAGAGTCTCCGGTCCTCGGAGGGCGGGCTATTCTCAACGGGGTAGGCTTCGGAAATGTTACAGATTATGAATTAAGCTACGGCAGGGAACTGACCAAAACACCTTTAGGCACTCAACTTCAATCTGTAAAAACCTTGGAGCTTACAAGGACGGAATACCTTGACAGCACGGAGGGAGAAAAGGAGCTTGCTAAAGTGGAATGCACTAAGCCGGGAGAATACCTTGCAGAGTTTAGCAATCCTTCCTATGGCTGTACGGCGCAGGTTGCTGCTGGCACGGTGTCAATTCTTGAGACAGGAACATACTTCCTTAAGTTCTCTTACTCCGGCTCCGGAGAAGAAGTGAAGATTGTCGGTAAGGAGTTTACCGTAAAAGAATCTACTTTAGAGAAAGACTTGAATCTTATCGGACGAAGGGAAAAATGGAAGAATCCTTTGATATCGGACACTGCACTAGCTACCGATGTATTAGATTGGGTAGGGAACTACTTAAAAGCAGACAGGGAATACAGTCTTAGCTATAGAGGGGAGCCAAGGTTAATGGCCAATGATTTACTGTATCTTGAGAATAAATATGTAGATAAGCTAATGCTTCGGGTATTTGATCATACTTTGAACTATAACGGTGCGTTATCCGGAAGCATAAAGGCAAGAAGGGAGGTTTCTTTTGTGGAAGACACCTAAGACAGACTGGAAGAGTACAGACTTCTTCAATGTAGAAGACTATAACCGAATAAAGGGAAACATCAACGAGATCCGGCAGAAGGCAGTAGTCCTTTGGTCGGATTTTCCTTTTACAGAAATGGGGGCAGATAAAAGTTTTCAAGACTACGGATTCTATGCTGACGAGATAAATGCATTTGAATCTAACCTGGATAGAATCTGCTCCGCCACCTTTCCTTTTACTATCGGAGAGAGGCAGACCTTCTACGATAACCAGCCCTTTATCACTTGGGACGAGCTGAATCGAATAGAAAATGCTTGCCTTCTTATCTATCAGAATTTTATAGGACGAGAGGAAGGTATGCGTAGGTTATCTTTTAAATTGGGAACGAAAGGAGAGCTTGTATGAGCCTAAAAACAGACTACAAGGATGCCATGTATGAGAGGCGGAAGTTCCGCATGGAGAATAACAGCGACGGAACAGTAAGCCTTAGCGACGCAACATCCTACACTCAGGAGGGCACTCCCTTCGGGGCAAACGATGTAAATGCCATCACAAAGAGTGTGAATGCCCTTTATCAAGAGACGATCGTAACTATTCCGGCTAATGCCTGGAGTAACTCTGCGCCCTACGCCCAGAAGGTAGCTGTCCCATCCGTAAAAGCAACAGATTCCGTATCTATGGGGAAGGCGCATACAAAAGACTCCTCTGTAACTGATATTGAGTCCTATGATGAGATGGCGGGACTGATTACCAGTGCGGAAGTTACGGACGGATATGTAACTTTCTACTGTGCGGCAGAGAAGCCGACAGCAGATTTCAAAGTAAAGCTTAAGGGGGTGAGTAAGTAATGAGTGAAGTATTTATACCGCTCGGCGGTGCAGGAGGAAAGAACCGCGGAAGTACAGTGTACATGGATGAGAATTACACTCATCTGAAACTGGGAGACACCGCAAGCATGGCTCTCCCTCTTCCGGCAGGAGTTTATAAAAAATTCAAACCGGAGAGAGCAGACGATGATTTACCGGAGTCTATCACGTCTTCCGGAGATGGGAAGAATGCAGTTATCGTTCTGGAGGATAAGCTTCTCAAAAAGATGACTCTGGAAGCCTTCGGAATTGCAAGCATCACAAATTTTAAGCTTTCCATGTATGGCCATAAGCAGGTCCAGCTTACATGGAAAAATCCTAGTATGGGCTTGCGGAGTGGAGTTCGTTTTGTCTTTAAGTATGATAGCCTACCTATCAATGAGACAGATGGATTCATGTTCTATGATAGCGCCGACGTGCACTATGAGACCCCTTTGTTAGAAGAGCGAGAGCTGTATGTCCGTGCTTTCAACTATGTGACCGTGCGTGATGGTCGGTGGTACGACGATGGCGCAGTAAGTGCTCGAATCACCGTAAGCGGAATCAGCGGCTCTGTGACACTATCTACAGGTGCAGGGGTATGGACTGTGCCGGATAATGTATATAAAATACGATATATTGTCGTTGGGCAAGGTGGAAACGGTGGACAAGGAAACGGATATTATGTACCAGGTGGCGGTGGTGGAGGAGGATATTTTAACTCCGGTTATATGAACGTAACGCCCGGACAAAATATTAACTGGATTATTCCGTCTCGTATTCGTGTTGCTGATGGGGTGATACCCTCTGATGTGGCTGATTATTTGATTAATGGAGCACATCTTCCGCAATGCGATACGGTTTTTGGTGACATCAGGGTGGAGCATGGACGTTCTCCTCGAATGGGTACTTTGTACCGTGATAATTTAAAACGAACTCACTGGGGATGTGGTGGAAATGGTGGTAGTGGTGGTGCTGCTTACGGAGGCAGTCACGGTGCTAATGGAAGCGATGGTAACGGATATGTTGCGACACTTAGTGGGGGAAGTCGTACGAATAGAACCACTGTCACATTAGATGTTACATTTGGTGTTGGGCAGCACACAAGTACTACAGGATTTAATGGTGTGCTATACAGTACAGGGGGAGATTCTGGAGCAAGCGGTTATACATCTAGGGGTGGAGACGGTACAGATGGACTTGGAAATGGCGGAAACGGTGCGGCTCAAAGGTTTACATGGAATGAATATGAAAACGGCGGTAAAGGCGGCACCGGCTGCATTTACATCGCTTGGGGTAGCATGATGAACGACGGCTCTTAATAATTCATTGACTTCTTTTCTTGAATACTATATAGTTATCAAAAGAAAGAGGTGTTTATGTACGAAATACATTTCTATAAAAATAGAAAAGGCGTTCAACCTGTAAGAGAATACATCAAAACCTTAGATGGGAGAAATGGAAAAGACTCACGTATTAAAGCAAATAAAATTCGTGATTATATTAAGTCTTTATCTAATTTTGGTTTACTGCTAGGGAGTAACTTTATAAAACCCATAGAGGGAACTGAGAATCTCTGGGAGTTAAGACCTTTAAGGGATAGAATATTCTTTGTGACTTGGGAGAACGATGGTTTTGTTCTTTTACACCACTTTCAAAAGACAACGCAAAAGACGCCTAGAAGAGAAATTGAACAGGCTCTTAGAGAAATAGAGGATTTAAAGGAAAGGGGTTTATAATGAATAACAGCGCAATTGGGCAGTCGTGGGATGATTTTGAAAAGGAGTTTTATACTCCGGAAGAAATAGCGGAAAGCAACTTACGAGTTGCCCTTATTGGGGAGCTTATTAAGGCGAGGAATGAGAAGGGTTTGACACAGCGAGACCTCGAGACTCTTAGTGGAGTAAAGCAGCCCATTATAGCGAGAATCGAAACTGGCAAAAGCATTCCGCAAGTAAGCACTCTGATTAAGCTACTCGTACCGCTCGGAAAAACTCTGGCAATTGTACCGAACAAGTAGGAGGTGTTATGACTATCTCATTGGAGTTGCCGGATGAAGACGTCGCCTTATTCAAAAAATACGCTTGCCTTCACAATATGAGTCTTTCTGAATTCATCATAAGAAGCGTTTTTGAACGGATAGAGGACGAATATGATTTAAAGGTGTATGAAGAAGCCGTGGAAGAGTTCAAGAAAGAACCTGCAACCTATACTGTCCAGGAAATGAAGGAACGGTTAAAAATTAAATAG